AGCGACGAGCTGGATGCCCTCCTCGCCCAGGGCGCAGCCGAGCTGCGCACAGAGCGAGACGCTGTCCCCGACAGCCCTGGCAACAGCGAAGCCGAAGGCTGAGCTGCGATGCCGCGGATTGATCTGATCGCCCTGCGGATCGGGCAGAAGACCGACTGGCAAGCCACCAACCCGATCCTCTACGAGGGGGAACCCGGCGTCGAGATCGAGACCGGGATCATGAAGATCGGTAACGGCACCACGCCGTGGAACGATCTTCCTCACAGCGGATACCAAGGGCCGCCCGGCGGTCCCGGCCCGGAAGGCCCGATCGGGGCGACCGGACCCGGTGGGCCGCCTGGGCCTCCCGGCCAGAACGGCACCGGTCTGGCGATCCAAGGCACCCTGTCCGGCAGCGGGACACCGCTGCCTTCGAACCCGAAGGCCAGCGACGTGTGGGTTGCTGGGTCCCCGGTCCCGTTGGCGTTCCCGCCGCGGGCCGCCGGTGGCGGCGCCGCCCAAGTCAACGACGGCGTCCTCTACGACGGCACCGTGTGGACGAACATCGGTCCGCTGCAAGGACCGGCCGGTCCGGCCGGTGGCGGCGTCTCGACGGTCACCTACACCGCCACCGACGCTGACACGGTGGCTGCGGTCAGCGACATCGCGGGCCGCCCGATCAAGTTGACGATGGCCCGTGCCGACGGCGGTCCGTCGGAGACTGCGATCGCCGCCATCGGCGCGTCGATCAGCGGCATCTACGGCGCCATCGACGACGACACCGTCGCCGCCGTCGCTGACAGCGCCGGTCGGGTCATCAAACTGACCGCCGCCCGCGCTGACGGCGGCCCGTCCAAGACGGCGCTGGCCGCTTTGCGCGAAGCCGGTGCAGGCGGAGGTGGAGGCAGCACGACAGGCAACTTCGTGTGCTCCCGCATCGAGCCGACACCGATCGCCGGTTCCGGCATCAACTACTGGATGCAGCCCACCGCTGATGGCGGCCTGCTGCTGTACGAAGGGACCTTCTGATGCCGTTCCAGCAGATCTTCGGGGCGACACCGCTGCGACCCCCACACACCGACTACGACATCCTCGCTGACCAAGGCGGGATGTTGAAGCAGCGCGGCAAGGTGTTGTACGCCTCGAACTTCTCGACCGGACACGACGGTTGGCAAACCCACTTCGTGGCGACCGAACCTCGCATGGCGACGTCGCTGACCAGCGAAACCTCCTACGACGGTTCACGGGGCCTGATGCTGTCAACCGCCGAGAAGATCTATGAGGACACCGACTCGGACGGCCAGATGGTGTCATGCGGGGCGTTCCGACGGATGGCGTCATGGGGTGACGCCGAAGACGGGATCATCTCCATCTCGGCGTTCGTCGCCTACCGAAGCGGCAAGGCGGTCACCACGAAGCCAGCATGGAACAACTTCGGGGTCCTGCTCGACATGCAGAAGTTCGACAACTCGTCGCGCAACTTCCCGTTCATCAAGTTCCAAAGCCGGTTCGAGGAGGATTGGACCACCTCGCTGCCGCCGGTGCTGGTCCTGTCCACCGGCTTCCAGCTCGGCCCCAACTACCCGTCGCCACCGTTCGACTACACCAACCCGCCCGGCTACATCGGCGGCGGGCAACGCACCATCGTCGGTTCCGAGTGGTGCGGCATCGGTGAGAACGAAGAGAAGTTCAACATCAACTACATGCGGATGTCGTTCGACCGCACCGCCTATGACGGGCTCGGCGCCTACTACGAGTGCCAGATGAACCAGTTCCACGCCGACCTGACACATCTCACCCCGCAGCAAGGTGCTCATGCGTTCGACCGTCCCCAAGGCACGGCCGTTGCGACCGAGCCGCTGTCGAACATCACACGGGACTACCGGGGCGGGTTGAACGGCGGCATCTCGCTGTCGCGCAGCACGTCGCCGACCGGCGTCTTCCCGGCCGTTGCCACGTTCAGCGGGATCACGATCACCACCGGGGATGTGCCCGCATGAGTACCAGCCAGTTCGGTCAGATCCTGATGGTGTCGGACACCGGCATCGGGTTCAAGATGGGATCGGATTCTCCGTCTCCCCGATTTCAGCCGGTCAACCAGGCCGAACCGGGCACCGAGTTCGATGCCGTCACGTTCACGGTCTACGTGCCCGGTGTGTCCGGTTCGCCGACGTCGTGGTCGCTCGGCTGCAAGTTCCAGTACTGCATCCCGCACACCGGCGGCAGCTACAAGACGTTGCCGATCTGGTTCGATCTGCAACCCGAGAACATCGCCAACAACGTCGTCGAGAAGGTCGGCTGGTACGGCGCCGCCCACACCCCGCCGGTCGGCGGAGCGTCAGGGATCATCGCCGCCAGCGGCGACACCTTCCCGGTGTGCGTGCAACGCACCATCCGCAACTTCGGTCTCCGCGTCCGGCTGATGTTCGACCCGCAGACCACCGGGGGCACCAACCCGTTGATCAGAGCCGCCATCTGGATGCACGGAAAGGGCTGAGCGATGCCGAACTACAGAGCACTCCAGATCTCCGGGGTCACGTTCACTGGGCCACCACCGGCTGCTGCCGACCAGTCACCGCCCACCGCGCCGACGGGCGTGTCGGCCACCCGCTACGGCCTCGGTGTGCAAGTCCTGTGGACCGCCGCGACCGACAACATCGGCGTCGTCGCCTACGACATCTACCGGTCGGCTTCGTCCGGGTTCACCACCGACTACGCGTCGTTCCAAGCCACGGTGTTCCCACCGACGGTGGCGTGGACCGACCCGAACCCGGTGAACACCGTCATGTACTACAAGGTGGTGGCCCGCGATGCCGCCGGGAACGGCACCGTCAGCGCCCAAGCGACACTCGCCGCGTTGTCGAACACCCAGCTGCTGGTCAACGGGTCGCTGGTCCTGTTCGACCCGTCCGACCCGGTCAACCCGTGGGTCGCCCTCGGAGCTGCGCCGCCCAACTTGGCGGCCACGTTCGCCGACGCCACCATCGGCGGATCGTCGGCGTTGGTGTACGCCAACACGATGGTTTCGCCCGGCGGGACGGTTGAACGCTCCACCAAGGGCGGGCTGCACTTCATCGTGTCGCAGACGGCGGGGATCAGTGCCCAGCTGGCGTCGGTGCAGCGGTCCTCGGTGATGGCGACGTACCTGCTTGCCAACCCGACACATGACATGTACCTCGGGGTCAGCTTCAAGAACACCCGCCTGTGCGGCACGCCCGGTCAGTCCACCTACTATCCGTACAAGGTGTCGAAGGCGTCGACGGTCAGCGGTGACGGCTACATCGCGATCGGCACCCAGACATCGACCGGGGCGTCGATTGCCGTGCCGACCACATCTGACCCGCACCGCATCGCCGTCGACCTCACCACCGGCCCCGACGGTCAGGTTCATGCCACGATCGCCACGACCGACGCCCAGGCCGGGTTCACCACCACGATGCACACCGGTCTCATCATCGGCGGGGCGCCGTCTGCGGGCTTCGTCAACCAGGTCCAATCCCATCTGGTGTGGCGCTACTACCTCGAAGACCTCACCGTGTCCGGCCGGTCCTACTCGCAGGTGTACGCCATCGACCACGCCCTCCACATCAAAGAGGTGCTGACCACCGGGGGTCGCTACTACGGCGACACGTACTCCAACCCGGCTTCTGCGATGCCGTGACCGGCACCGCAGTCGACACCTCGTTCGACGAGTTGCGCCTGGAGAAGATGTGGCGGCTGTGTGCGCCGCCGTGGACGGCGGGACCAGACAAGCTGCTGGAAGGGTTCATCTACTTCTGCCGCCACTTCTGGTCGATCCGTCACCCGGAGCGAGGCAAGATCCTGCTCGACCTGCGCGAAGCCCAGATCGAGACGGTGGAGCTGTGGCTCCACGAGCGGTACGTCGTCGTGTTGAAGGCCCGCCAGATCGGCTTCTCCACGCTGATCGCCACCTACGCGTTCTGGCTGACGTTCTTCTACCCGGACCGGGCCATCGTCCTCATCTCGAAGACCGAGCGGGAGTCGGCGAAGCTGCTCCAGAAGTCCAAGTACGGGTACCGGTTCCTGCCCGAGTGGATGAAGTTCCGGGGCCCGATGCGCACCGAGAACACCCAAGCCAAGCTGTCATGGTCCAACGAGTCCGGGATCGAGTCGCTGCCGTCAGCGTCCGACCCTGGCCGTGGCGAATCGGTGTTCCTCGTCGTCGTCGACGAGATCGGCTACCTCCCCAACTCGGAAGAGGCGTACGCCGCCATCGAACCGATCGCCGACGTCGGTGGGCGAATCATCATGCTCGGCACCGCCAACGGTGAAGGCAACCTGCTGCACTGGTTGTGGACCAACGCCCAGCAGCCCGGCAACCGTTACAAGAGCTTGTTCTTCCCGTGGTCAGCAGGGGACCGTGACCAGGAATGGTACGAAGCGAAGAAGCGTGAACTCCCGGCCTGGCAGCTCGCTCAGGAGTACCCGGACAACGCCGAAGAAGCGTTCCTACGGAGCGGTAATCCTGTCTTTGACATTGATTCGCTCCGACTCATCGACACGATGGACCCGCGCGCTCGGGGTTACGTGTGGAAGCCGGAGGACCGGCCGCGCGAGTTCGTCAACGACGGCGGTGCCCTGGCCGTGTGGGAGTTCCCGCAACCCAAGCTGGTGTACGTCATCGGGGCCGACGTCTCCGAAGGGTTGGAGCACGGCGACTACTCCTGTGCGTTCGTGATCGACGCCACCAACCGCAAGGTGGTGGCGATCTACCACGCCCATGTCGACGCCGACCTGTTCGGG